GAAAGATATCATAAACTTTACACGGACAAATTAAGTCGCTGGCAATGTTCGCGACATCCGTTTTTATTTGAATTTACACGTCGCGACATTACGATAATTCAAGTCAACGACATCGGAGGATTGACAGAACTTGTCGTCGCGTCTTATGACAGCGCGTCGGCTGGTGAAGTAGAGGTCGGAACGCAATTATATTTCAGCGGCTACGGTCGCGCGATTACGGTGACAGCAATAACGCAAAGCGGAACGCCTAATTTCGCTTTCATGACTGACGCGCCAATTGTCGCGAATATATTGAACGGCTTCGCGAATATATTGTCGCGAAAAAATTATTACGTTGAAGTTAAATTCTTCGGACAAACGCCAATCACGCGCGACGTTGACGTCGATTTCGGTTCTGTTAGAATAACGCCAGACAAGTACGGAATCGCGCGCTTAGACGTTCAAGCGTTCTTGAACGGTTATGTTTCGAAAGACAATCTTTCGACGTATGACGCGCAAGTCTTTTTTGATGTCGCGCCTTTCGGTTTTCTCACAATAAAATACGCGGAACGCTGGCGCGAATATTCGCCAGACTTGATCGACGATCAGCGTCTTTACGGATTCATTGACGCGACAAAAAAACTTCTTGACGATTACGGTCAAAACTTATGCGATCATCTTCTTTTCGATCTTGATCCGTTAAACTATCCGTCGATAATTGATCAACGCGCGAAGTTCCTTTGCGACTTTGTTTCGCCGACTTACTTCGTCGGCTTTCCTTTTTCGCTTTCGTACATTCTGACGGCTGAAGGGAATCGCGGTCTTTCAATCATCGAAGACTGGTTCGCTAATTCTGGCGCGTCGACTGGCGGCGGCAATTTATTGATTTCAGATCAGTATATTTCTGACGGCGTTTATCGTCTGTCATTGCTGGATCAACTTTCTGGCGCGCCTTATGTCGGAACGGATCGCGTGGAATTGTACTTAGAAATTGGAAACGTCTATCAAGATCGATACTGGGTTGACGGATATACTGTCGACGAATATACGGTCAACGTTCCGCCTTCTTCGACAGCGTACAACGAACAACGCGCGACAGAAATAAAAACTATAAAAATCGTTCAACCATGTAGCGACGGCGTTGTCTTTCTTTGCTGGCGAAATTCGAAGGGCGGCTGGTCGTATTGGTTATTTGAAAACAAAAGCGAAATCGAAATTCTTTCTTCGCAAGAAGCAAGTTATCAAAGCGAAGGCGACGACTTAGAAGTCGCAAGTCGACGAACGACTTATCTTCAAGCGAACCAAAAGAAGACTATTTCTTTGGGCGGCGTTGTTGACGCTGACGACTTCGAAGGAATTAAAACGATTTATCAGTCGCCTAATGTTTTAATGTTAGTTGATCAAACAAAACTTGCGACAGAAACTTCGCGCGCTTGGCTTGCTGTTCGCCCTATTCCGAAATCGTTGAAACATTTTTCGAACGCTGAAAAAATAGAATTTGAAATCGAAATCGAAACGCCGTCGCTTTATACTATTCAAAACTAATGAACGAAAAACTATTCATAAACGAACAAAGAATCGAACTTGATAGCGAAACAAAAATCGCGATCAATTTTCAAGTCAACGATATCGCAGAACTTCAAGATCGTCAAGCGAATTATTCGCAATCTTTCACAGTTCCGCAAAGCGACGCGAATCGTTTGGCGTTTGCTTATTCAGAAAAAGCGTTTAGTAGTTCAATTATTCCGTATCGAAAAGCGACGGCGAAAATTATCGTCAGCGGCGTTGAAGTTGTGAACGAAGGCTTCGCAATCATTGAAGAAGCCGATGACAAATATCGTTTAACTGTTTACTCTGGATTGACGGATTTCTTTTCGAAGATTGACGCGCTTTCATTGGCTGACTTGGACTTGTTGACAGTCGGAATCACGCCTTCTGTTTCGTTTAATTTCGGCGAACTGTTTGATCTTTGGAATGCTGGCGCGACTGACGATTTAATTTTGCCGTTATATCAAAGCGCGTTCATTGACGACAATTCGCGCGAAATAGATTTGACAAAACATTTTCGTCCGTCGCTTTCTTTTCGCGCAATCATTGAAGCGATCTTCAAAGTCGGCGACTACACTTATGACGGCGAAATTTTTTCCGACTTGCGTTTTGAAAGATTATTTTTACCGATCGTCGCTGATAAATTTAAGTATTCGAAAAAGTTTATCGCTTGCAACGGTCACGGAAAAATGACGTTAACGACTGAATGTTTGACAAGACGATTCGCGATCCCAGCTAATGTCGTGCCCGTTGTCAATCAAGATTTTTTTTATCAGCCGCCAATTTATCCGCAAGCGTCAATGCCGTTTTATCAAACGCAGACTGGATTGCCGTCGCCAGCGAACGTTTCTTTCAATTTAGGAATAGAAAAGCCGCCGACAGACTGTCCGAATAATTGGTCAATGTTTAATTTCGCCTACTTAGATACTTATCCAGCATCAACAAACTACTGGCAAATGCAAGGAATCGCGCCTTCGTTTATAACGCAAGACGCGGCGACAGTTTTCAAAGCGTTGACGGCTGGCAAATACAAAATAAAAATAAAAGGAAAGTATTTCATTCGCACTGTTGGCGACGTTGGCGCTTACGTTATTATTGACAGCGTCGCGCTTCGCTTCTTGCGAATCAACGGAACGATCACGCCAGCATTTAAGATATTGACGCCGACTGGCGAAGCGTGGGACAACGCGACGACATACGACATCGCAGACGTTTACGTTTACGAAGGAATAAATCTTTACAGAAAAATAAACGCGACGCCGTCGATTAATCAATTGCCGTCAACAAATCCGACAATCTGGCAACGCGAAAACAGATACGAAGCAAATGTTTACGAAGAAATAAATTTTCTCTATGAAGTTGAAACGCGTCTTTATAAATACGAAGTCGTGCGCCTACAAGACGAAACGTCTTTCAATTTTGGTCTTGTTGGAAATATTGTCGTTGAAAGCGGCTTCGTCGCTGGAACTGTTTTCGAAGCGACACTTCTTTCTGACGGAATAAATTACGGACTTGACGCAACGCTTTCGACTTATGATCATGGCGAAATTGAAATCGCTGAAAATTTGCCGTCAATGACTTTAAAAAACTTTTTGAAAACATTCGCGCAAATGTTCGGTTTGATTCTTTTACCAGACGCGCTATCGAAAAACATTCGCTTCATTCAGTTCAAGAAGATCGTCGAAAACATTGCGATCGCGCGCGACTGGTCTTCAAAGGTCGCGACAGTTGGCGCAAATATTAAGTTTAGAGTTGGCAATTACGGACAAAATAATTCTTTGCAATATGCTGTCGACGAAAATGTTTTGTCTGGTATTGGCGACGCTTCGTTTTCAATAGACGACGAAACAATTCAACAAAATGTCGTCGCCATTTCATTGCCGTTCGCAGCAAGCGAAACAACGCTTTCAGCGAACGGATTGTCAATGTCAAGTATATTGTTTCAAGACTTCAACGCGAATGTTCTGAAGCCGACGCCGCGCGTTTTTTACGCTTATAAAACAACGCCGTCAGATAGCGAAGTTTTTTCGCTTGTCGATTACAATACGTTGACAATTCCGACGATCGTACATTCAGCCAGCGCGACAGATTATTTCAAAACGTATTTCATTGACAGCGGAGAAATCAACGGTCTGGGTTTTGGTTCGACGTTAATGTCAGAAAATTACACAGAACTAATCGAAGCGCTTGACAAAACGAAATTGATAACGATAGAATTAAACTTGACAGCGTCGGACGTTGCGAACTTCGACTTCAGCATTCCGATTTACTTGCGACAGTTGGCGTCTTATTTTTATGTCAACAAGATTCAAAACTGGATCGAAGGAAAACAAACAAAAGTCGAACTTCTTAGAATAAATTAGCATGGCAGAAAATAAAAATATCATTCTTGACGTATCGTTGAATCGCTCAAAAATAGCGAAAGACATAATCGAAACACAAAAAGAAATCGACAAGTTGTCGGCGACAATTGCCGCGACGAACGAAAAAATAAAAAATTCGACTGACGAAAAACAAACAAACAAGCTAAGAAAAGAACTTGTTTTGTTAAATTCCGATATGCGACAATTGGTTTCGACAGAAAAAAATCACAATAAAGAAATCGATTTAATAAATAAAGCGAACGTCGCGAACGCTGGTTCTTACGAACAACTTTTGCGCGTTCAACAAATCGCTCAAACGAGATTAAAATTATTAGAAGGAACAATTCAACGCAACGCCGACGGCACTTTTACACTTTCTGAAGCGTACAAAGCGCAAGCGGAAAAAGTAAAAGAAGCGAAAGACGCGATTCTTGCTTTCGACAAAGGAATAAGCGACGGACGAACTAACGTCGGCAACTATTCGAAAAGTATTGTCGACGCTTCAAAAGAATTAGGATTGTTCGGCGGCGCTTTTGGTCAAATTAGACAAGTAGTTCAAGGCTTCAAGTCTGTCGGCAGCGTTATAAGTCAAACGACGGAAGGAATCACAAACAGCGTCGACAATGCTGCGACGTCTGTCGCGAATTATTTTTCAGTTAGTGAAGGCGGCGCGGCGTCGGCTGGAACGTTTACTTCTTCTTCAGACGCAATGACGGACGCTGTCGGCGAAACGTCGGAGGCGTTAAACGCTGGCGGAAAGGCGCAACAAAGTTTCGGCGTCAAAGGCGCGAACGCATGGAAAGCGATTCGCGTCGCATTTATCTCGTCTGGAATTGGTGCAATTATTTTGGTCGTTGTCGCTGCGATAGGTGCGCTGGTCGCGTATTTTACCAAGTCAGAAGAAGGCGCGGAAAAACTTGAACAAGCGTTCGCTGGAATTGGCGCTGTCGTTGACGTCATAATCGGAACGCTTGTAAAACTTGGCGGATTCATTGTCGAATTATTCACAAATTTCGACGAAGCAATCAAAAAAATATCGTTCAAAAATCTGGCGAACTTCTTCAGCGACACAGTTGATCAAGCGAAGACAGCCGCAAACGCCGCCGTCGAACTGAAAAAGCGCGAGCAAGAACTTGACGACGTTCGTCGAAACGCAATTTTGACAAACGTAAAACTTCGAATCGAAGCGGATCGACTTCGTAAAGTTGAATCAGATAAAACAAAAACAACAGCGGAAAGACTAGAGGCTTCAAAGAAAGCAAGCGAACTAGAAAAAAAAATATTAGAAAAAAACATCGCAATCGCAGAAGAAGAACTGGCAATCATCGAAGGAAAAAATAAATTACTGAAAGAAAACGGTCAATTACGCGACGAAGACTTGGAAAAAGCGATCAATGCTGAAGCGAGTCTTTTACAACTTTCTGAAGAACTAAAAAACAAAGACGAAACAGATCGTTCTGACAGATCGAAACTTCAAAAGAAAGATCAACAAGACGCAATCAATTCACAAATCGCACTATTAAACAACGAACTCAAGTTTCTAGAAAAGCGCGGCGAAGCGACTATCACTTTGCAAAAGCAAATCGCAGCGAAGGAACGCGCCGCGTCATTGCTTGCGTCCGACTTAGGCGCTGGCGAAAGATTAAAAATCGAAAGCGACTATAAACTTAAATTGTTAGAAATTGACGAAGCATTTGCAAAGCAAAGAGAAGAATTTTTGCAGCAAGCAGAAGATTTGAGAATTTCAAGAATTGTCGACGGCGCGACGCGTGAAATCGCGAACGAAGTCGCGACGACGCGCGGAAAACTTCAAGCGATCAAAGGAAATTCGAAAGAAGAAATCGCGCTTCGTGGAGCGATCGCGCAAGAAAGCGCGTTGAAAATTGCAGATATACAAAAGAAGTACGCGGAAAAAACTGCGAAAGAAAATCTTGACGTAATAAAACAGAACGCCGCAATTTTAAAATCGGAACAAGACGCGAAAGTTCTGGAAGAAGAAAACGCGCTTCGAATTTCGCTTTCAAATAAAGAAATCACAGAACAAGAATTTCAACAAAGATCGTTCGCACTAAAAGAAGCAGCAATCGAACAAGAACTAAATCTTCAACTACAAGCGCAAGCCGCGCGACAGTTGAACGATCAAAAGTTTTACAACGAAAGCGAACAAGCGCTTTTCGATCAACTTGAAACTATTAAAATCTCAACAGCGGAATACAACGCCGCGATCGAGGTTTTAAATAAAGAATTTTCAGATCGCGAAAATTTAACAGAAGCAGAAACGCAAGCGCAAATCAACGCAACTTTAAAAGCGTTACAACAAACGCGCGTCGATTCGCAAGTTGACGCGAACGCCAAGCGCGTTGATGATTCAAATAAGACAGCGGAACTTCAAAGACAAGCGGCTGAAATTGAAACGCAAAGTTTGCAAGACGTTCTTGCTTTTATTTCCGAAAGTTTAGGCAAAGACGAAGCAGCAAGAAAGAAAAACGCCGTCGCGATCAAAGCACTTGCAATTGGCGAAGTCTTGATCAACTTGAACAAAGAACTTTCAGCAATCGCGCTTTATGCTTCGCAAAATCCAGCGAACGCCGTAACGTTTGGCGCGGCTGGAACGGCTGTCTTTACTGCGCAAGGAATCGCCGCTGGTATTCGCGCTGGTTTGGCTATCGCGAAAATAAGTTCGCAGAAATTCGCTGAAGGCGGATCGACTGTCGGCGGCGGAAAAACGGATTCGTTGACGAATGTTTTGTCGCGATATTCGCCGTCGAACGTTGGTTCGTTTTCTGGCGGCGGTTTATTTTCTTCGCCGTCGATCGGTTTAATCGGCGAAGAAGGCGCGGAACTTGTTGTCAGAAATAAAGTCTTGCAGCAAGAACCAGAATTTTTCAATATGATTGAACGCTGGAATCGAAGCGGCGTTCGTCCGTTCGCTGACGGCGGATTCACGTCTTCGAAACTTTCTTCGCCTTTGTTCGATAGCGATCAACTAATTGAAAACATCGCTCGCGCTGTCGCGAACACGCCAGCGCCGATCGTAACTATTGAAGATTTCAATATCGCGCAAAATAGGGTTAACGTAATTGAAGCAAATGCAAATATTTGATCTAATTAAAGAACTGAAGGACGAAGGTCTTCTGATAAATATGATTCGATGCGGTTTAATAGGCGCGAAAGCGTCGACGTATTATGACATCGTCGAAGCGTATGAAGAAAAAATAAAACGGTCGCCGTCTTCGTCAAAGACAATGATTTGTTTTGATGTCGCGAATATGTTTAAAGTCGAAGTCACGACAGTATATCGCGCGCGAAAACTAATGAAATCGGATTTGCAAAGTAGAGCAAATAAAACGAACGACGATTGATTTAAGTTTGTCGTAATGAAACAAGGTCACGTTTATTTGTACGGCGAAATCATGCCGTTTCACGGAATAGACGCCGAAAATTACGGCGTCGTAAGTTTATCGACGGTTAAAAATCAAATCGAAAAACTTGACGAAGACGTCGAAGAAATTGTTCTTCATATTAACAGCGTCGGCGGCGCGCTTTACGAAGCGTATGCGATTTTTGATTTCTTGTCAAGCGTTGGAAAGCCTTTTATTTCAAAAGCAGAAGGAACGGTCGCAAGCGCCGCAACTGTTATTTTTATGATCGCGAAAGTTCGCGAAATAACAAAGAACACAATCTTCTTAATTCATCCGCCTTCAAACGGCGCGTATGGAACGGCGGACGAAATTGAAAAAAGCGCGGACGATTTAAGAAACGACGAAAATAAACTTGCAGAATTTTACGCGAAATATACTGGCGGCGACAAAGCGGCGCTTCTGGATATCATGAAGCAAGACAAAGCGCTTGACGTTGACGTCGCTTTGGAATTAAATTTCGCGACGGTTGTCGTTGATCCAGTTCAAGCAAAAAAACTTTATCAAATAAAACAATTCGAAAATATCGAAAACATGAAAAAAAATATCATTACAGCGGCGACAGTAGTCGCGAACGCTTTCAAAGAATTGAAGCGACTAGGTATTGACGTGAAAACGTCACCTTCAGCAATGTCAGTTAAAACTGACGACGGTACTGAATTAAACATCGAAAGCGAAAGCGACAAAATCGTAATCGGCGACAAGGTAACAGCGGCGGACGGAACTGAAGTCGCAGACGGAAACTATACGCTTGAAGACGGAATGACGATTGTCGTGACTTCTGGCGCTGTTTCTGAAGTGACAGAAGCGTCAATAGAAGACGAAGCAACTAAGAACAAACGCGAAAACGATGAAATGAAAGCAACGATCGCAGCGCTTGAAACGAAAGTCGCTTCGCTTGAATCCGCGACGACAGAGCGCGACGAATTAGCGGCGACGCTTGCTGACGTTACGAATCACTTGAAGACGTTAAAGGTTGCTTATAAACCAAGCGGAAAAAGTTCTTCGTTCAATAAGCAAACGCCAGAAGACGACGCAGCGAAAACGGCTGAAGAAGTGAAAGCAAAATTCGACAAATTCAAAAACAAAAATAAAAAGTAAAAAAATTCACAAAAAATAAAACACTAAAAAAATAAATAAAAAATGTCAATTATAAATAATTTACCAGCAGTTACGCCAGACGTCGTAAAAGAAATGTCGAAGACATTATTCGAAGGTTTCTATCAACGTCCAGACATCAACACATATTTAAACATTGTAAGCGGAATAAAATCCGACGCGCAACTTATCGCTTTTAAACGATACGCTGGTTTATCTGGAAAAATTCGCTCGGCTTGCGACACAACTGCAAATACTAGCGTGACGATTGAAACGATCGAAAAAACTTGGTCGCCTAAATTAATCGGTGACAGATTCGCAGAATGTTTTCAAGACTTCGACGCTTCTTTTACGGCTTGGATGCTGAAAGAAGGAAACGAAAAACCAGATACAAGCGGAACTGAAATCGGTATGTTCTTGACAGAACAACTTCAAGATATGCTTCATGAAGTTATTTTGCGCTTATCGTTTTTCGGAAATACTGCGATCGTTTCTGGAACAGGTAACAACATCGCGGCTGGCGAAGTTGCATACTTCAGCGCGTTGAACGGATTCTTTACACAATTATTCGCAATCGTTGCGGCGGATGCAGATCGTTTGACTGTTAACACGACATTACAAACGCGCAACGCGGCGGCGACTTGGGCGCTTCAAAGGTTTACAAATGCCGACACGACAAATCAAATCGTGACAGCCGCTTTAGATCATGGCTGGTATGGTGCTGACATGAGATTGCGCGCAATGAATCGCAACGAATTAGTTTGGTTGACGACACAATCGATCAGCGATCAATATGAGCAAGAAAGAAAAAGCGTCGGTTCTATTGACGCCGCATATTTCAGAACTGAAGACGGAATAATGAAAATGTATTCGAACGGAATCGAAGTTGTTCCGATGTCTTTTTGGGATCGTACAATCCGAACGTATTTCGGCGACGATGCGACGCCAGTCACAGCGGTTTTACCACATCGCGCAATATTAGTTCCGCGCAAAAACTTAATGATCGGAACTGAAAGCAGCGGCGAAATCGGAGGTCTAGACGTTTGGTATTCTAAAGACGACGCGAAAGTTTACGCAGATTACAACGTAAAACTTGACGCGAAAATCGGTCTTGACACATTAATTCAAGCGGTTTATTAATCGTTGAAAGAAGGTGAAATCTAACTACTAAAAAAAAGAATAAACGAAATGAAAAACTTCTTATCAAATAAAAATATTCGACGCGCGCGATTAGTCTTGACATTTATGTTTTCGTTATTACTGACGTTAACAATCACGACAGTTGTCGCGAATCAAGGCGAAACGGTCAATTATGGAAACAAGTCTGGAATTGAATACGCTTCAGAATTTAGCGCGATTGTTTTGGCGTTTGTCATGACAATCAACGTCGCTTCAAGATTCAAATTCAGCGAACGAAGATTCTTCGAATCAAGTTCAATGTTTACGTCTTGTATTGCTATCGACGCCGATATCACAGCCGACTGTCCGATCACATTAACAAGCGGCGTGAATGCAAATTTTTACATCGCAAACAAAGACGATATTTTATCAATAACCGTCAGCGGCGCGTCGGCTCACTTGGTGACTGATATAGTTATGAAGTCAACGAAAAAATTCTTTTCGGTCGGCGGTCAACTGCAATCAACAGAACCAAAGGTCACTATGGTCGCTGGAAAATATGTAAACCAATACGAACACGAATTGAACTTTTTGATTTTCAAAATTGACGCGGCGTCGCGAAATCAACTTGCGAAAATGAAAGACGGAAATCTTGTTTGTATCGTTGAAAATAATTCAACTGGTACGGCTGGCGATACGAAGTGGGAACTTTACGGTTCTGGTACTGGATTGAAAGGCGCGCTTCAAGAAAGAACGCCGAACGACGCTGAAAATTTAGGCGCGTTTTCAGTAGGATTGAAAACGGCTGAATACGCCAGAGAATCTAAATTGCCAATGCTGATCTATGACACAGACGCGGCGACAACGGAAATATTAATCGCTTCGCTATTGGTTGCAGCGCCTTAATGTCGGAAATTTTAGAAAAAATAAAGCGTTAAAAAAAAACAGAAAGCCGACAAAATATTTGTCGGCTTTCTTTGTATATTCGCAAAGATGAAAAGCGAAAGACTTGAACGTTTTCTGACAACAGCAAAGACGCAAACGATAATCGTTGACAGCAAAACTAGAAAAGAATTTCTTGATTTATATTTACAGACTATCGGAAAAAATTTTGACGGTTGCGTCGGTTGTTCTGGTAGCGTAAGTAAGGCGCTTCAAGAATTAAAAAAAGAAAATGCAAAAACTGAAAACATAATGACGAAAGAAAAAAAATATTCGCTGAAAAGCGGCGCGCAAATTTATTTCCGATCAATAAATTCAGTCGTCACAGAACAAAACTTGACAGACGAAGTCGCGCGACTAATGCTTCGCGGCGCTTCTAAATTGATAAATCAATTTGAAACTTTTCCTTCTGACTGGAAAGAAGACATCGAAATAAAAACTAGAACTGTCGCGACAAAAAACAAAGAAGAAGAAAAGCCGACAGACTTGATCGAAAAAGAAAAAGAAGAAATCGAAAAAACTGTTTTGACAGAAGTCAAAAAAACTTCGAAGACGAATGAAATTTTTGCGAAATCAAAAAAAGGTAACAAAACAAAAATTAAATTTTAAAAAATGGGCGCTTCTGTTGTTGTTCCTTCGCAATTAAAAAAGCGAATTACTTATTCCGAAAATAAGCGGCTGAAGATCGAACCGTATGACGCCGACAATATGTATCCGCAACGGTATCGAAACGCTGTCAACGCCAGCGGAACGGCGACGGCTTGCACTAATTTACTGGCGAAACATTTGCGCGGTCGCGGCTATAAAAACGAAGACGTTGAAAATTTGATCGTAAATTCGAAAGGTCAAACGCTTGGCGCGTTGCACAAATTAATCTGTCAAGATCGCGCGCTTTACTTGGGATATTGTTTTCACGTTCAATACAACGCGCTTTTAGAAGTTGTCGGCTTGCATCATGTACCCTTCGAACAAGTTCGTCTATCAATGCCAGACGAACGCGGAATAATTTCTTCAGCGAAAATTTATTCAGACTGGGCGCTTGAAAAAGGTAGATCGATTGACGAAAAGAAAATCAAAGAAGTCGATTTTTTTTCAGTTTATCCAGAAGACGCCGTCGCGCAAATCGAAAAGGCTGGCGGTTTTGATTTATGGAACGGTCAACTTTTTTATTTTAGCGAAGAAGGTTTTTTGACTTATCCGAAAGCGGTCGCCGATCCAGTCTTTGAAGATATTATTTCCGACGCTGGTATAAAAATTTATAAAAATCGTCAGATCATTACTGGTTGGATGTGCGATTATATTCTTGTTTACAAGGGCGAATTTAAAGACGACACAGAGCGCGAAGAATTTTCGGCGCGCGTGAATGATCATGTCGGCTTTGATCGTTCGCATAAAATTCTAGTTGTCGAAGCGCCAACAGCCGACGACGTTCCAGAACTGAAAAAACTTGAAAGCGCCGACAACGACGAAAAGTTTCAGAAGACAGAAGAAAGCGTTCGCGAAAATATAATTCGCGCATTTATTCAGCCGAAAGCGCTTCATTCAATTTCTGTCGTCGGCTCACTTGGATTGTCTAAGGAAATCGAAGAAGCAAAAGAAATTTACGACGAACGAACGGCGGACGAACGCATTCAAATTTCTAAAATATTTGAAGCGCCTTTGTCGAACTGGTTCGAACCAATACCAGAAAAAGAAGACACTTTCGAAGTCGTTGCGATAACTGGCAACAGAAAACAAGACACGCGAACGCTTGCGGATATCATAGGCGTCGGCGGTCTTCAGTCAATGCAAAGCGTACTTGAATCGACAAATCTTTCAAACGAACAAAAAATCAATTTCATGGTCGAAGCGTTTTCGCTTTCAATCGAAAAAGCGTCGGCAATTGTTAACGGTACAAAACTACCAGAATGAGCGCGAACCTAGATTTATTAATTTCAAAAACAGACGTCGCAAATTACGCGCAAATCAGCGCGAACGTGAACGAAGAAAAATATTTGCAGCCGCATATTTTACACGCGCAAAATATAGATTTAAAACCAGTTTTCGGATCGATATTTTGGACTGACTTGATATTGAATCGCGCCGACGACAATTATAAACAACTACTTGACGGCGGCGAATATGTAGTCGACGGAAAAACGAAAATATTTCAAGGCTTGAAAGCAGCGATCGCGTTGTTTTCTTATTCGAGATATATTTCTTCAAAAAATATCGTCGACACAAATTTCGGTTTAGTCACAAAAGACACAGACGTTTCGTCGGCTGTTGATTTGAAGTCAAAACAGTTCGCGTCACAACAAGCGCGCGCCGCTGGTCAAGTATATCTATCTGAAGCGATCGAATACATCGAAGACAATATTTCGATTTTTACATTGTACGCTTCAAATGGCAACTGCAAAACAATAGCGAAAACAATTCCGAATTTATCATCAATTTCAAGATTCTAAAACATGGCAATTAACAATATTAAACTAAGAATCGCGACTCATCCAGACTTGGTGACAGTCGGCGTCGCGATCGCATGGCTGACTGAAGATCAAAACTGGATCGAAGTTTACAACGCGTTAAACGCGCTAAACAGCGGCGGCGCTTTGACGCCTTACGCGCCAGCGACGACGTATGAATTGAACGACTTCGTTTCTTATTCGAATAATATTTGGAAATATATCGGCGCAAGTCCGTCGGCTGGAAACACGCCAGTCGTTCCGTCCGCTTTTTGGGAATTGTCTAGTATTGGCGCGCTGGCTCACTTACAAAATTCAGATACGTTTCTGGCTTACGAAACAGCCGACGAAGTTTCAGCCGTTGACGCCGCTGAATTGATAAACAATCAAGTCATTTCGCTTGATCTTCTTTCGTTTCAAAATTTATATGGCGCTGAAACGCTGAAAAAAAATCGCGTTTATAAAATCACGGATCAGAACGAAGGCTGGTTCATTCACACGAACGACAACGCGCAGCCAGATAGACACGGCGTTGCGTTGATTCGCGTTCCGCGTTATGACAGCGTAGCAATTTTCGGAGGCTGGCAAATGTCGCCAGCGACTTTCGGTCTTGGCGTGAAAGTTTATTGGCAACAAAGCGTCTATAGTAATTTAACTGGAACAAACCTAGTCACAACGCCAGACGCTGACGTCGTAAATTGGGCGATCGTTGCATCAGCAAACGATACTTATTACAAAGACGAATCGGTTTCGGTTATGTTTTCTCGCGATTTTTCTTTGATACAAAGTTTAGTTGATCAAGACAACAACAGAAGCGACAATTTTTTTTATCAATGGCTTTTAGGTTCGATCGGAAATCCTTACGTCAACAACAACAATTTTATAAATTCATACGGCGACACGTATCAATATAGCGGACTTTATTACTTGAATAATACTCTTATATCTTCAGCGCTTTCGCCGACGAACGGCAACGCGTCGATTATAGAATTGAACATTTTAGAGCGCGCTTACATTGTTATCAACGGCGGCGCGCCAGTTTTTCAAGCGAACGTTTTCAAAAACATCGCTTTAGAATTTGCATTTACAAGAGATATTCAAGCGAATAGTTTTGAATTAAAACCAAAACTTATTCAAACGCCAGCGATCGTCATGCCAGATCGCGACTTCATTGAAGAAGTTGTGACGCCGTTCGATTCGACTATCGTCGAAGAACTAGCGTTCGACGGAATTACGAAGGCGGATATCGATGACATTTTTGGAGAATATAAATATTTAATCGGTGACATCGTATTGACGTCCGCGAATGCTAGTGAATTAATCGATGAATTTATTTTCACAAACTATTCGAAAGGACAACGAAAACGAATTTATCCAGCGGCTGGATTGTCTTTGGATTTTAGTACGATTGCCGTCGCGTCCATTCCTTCGGCTGGACAGTTTTATTCTTCAAGCGTCGCGACTTCATACACTCTTGAAGGAGATAATCACGATTACATTGAAATCGTCGACACGTTCGACTTTGGTGCTGGCGTCGCGTTCAAAATTGAAATATACATCAATCAATGATAAAAGAATCGACAGTCGAAATCGCTTTGACAATTGAAAGCGAAGACGAAAATCAAGTAGTGACGCCAGTAAATTTGACGACGGTCGGCGGACTTGTTGTCGTCGCTTACAACGAAGGAAATAAAATTGTCGCGCAATGGTCAAAAAATTCGCAGACGAATTTCGATCCGATCGACACGACTGGAACTGGAACGGACGCCGTTAACGGTCTTTGTATTGTAAGGCTGCAAAGCAGCAACACAGCGTCGGCGCTGTTAAAATTTCTGAAATTAGAAGTTCACGTTTTTCAAACGAACGCAAATTTCGACGACAATATTCAACACGATATCGTTAACGAAATAGAAGTCGAAACAATGAAAAACGTCGTTTTACA